CTTACCAGTGCTCCAAGTGATACCGTCAGCTGTGATAGCGCCTGCCTGAGTCCAGTCTGCAGGGAGAGTGTCCAGAGGTGAAGCGGGAAGTGCTGTGCCTGCAGGTGCTGTATAGAACATACCTGTTGCCAGGCCGATACCCAGATTAACATTGTTTGATGCCATAAGGTTTTATCCTCCTATTGTTTATAAAGTGAGTGATTCGCGATGTGCTGTAACGAGCACCGTCGCAGTGCAGAGTTTTAAGTCCGGGCGCACCGGGTCACTCCCCCAACGTGCCAGACTGTTTAGTGAGACATTCCGAAGAGCTCCGAACTGTTCACGGCTCCGAACTTCAAGCACTCCGAGAGCGCTATTCATCAGTTCGACTGCCGCTGCATCGGTTTCAGCTCTTGCATCTATTACCACCGTAAATGTGTCGATCTCCCTTGTAGAGCTTCCACCCGTTGCCGTTACCAGAAGTGACGGAGTGGTGAAATTCTTCGGAAGAGGTCGATTGTAGATGGTGAAGTAATCCTTCAATGCGAGTCTGATCTCATTCTCGATGTCTACGGGTTTTAGAATGTTCATTTGATCGCCCCCGTGAGTGCTTTGTCTTCTGCTTCGGCTTGATACGATTCCGCATCGGTCGACGAGACAAGACCTATCCATCGGGTCTTCGCCCGTACTGTCTGTGCCTGGAACGAATCAAGTCCCGCGTTCGCGTTCGCCTTTGATGCGATACCTTCCGTGATGCCTCTAACGAGTTCCTGACATTCATTGGAGTTGACTATCTGACGGAAACCCTCCGAGATAAACTCGATTTTGCTGATTCCACCTTTTGTCATCCTGAATATCTCCTGAGTCTTATCTCAATGTGGTCGAGCTGCATAGCGCAAGGCTGAACCCTGACATCACCGTTGATCTCGTACGTGTTCGCGTTGAATAGTATGCGATCGCCTGCCTCAATATCGGCATCGGGCGGAGCAAAGAGGGTGTACTCGTCAAGAAGCCCCAACACGCGCCCGTCCTGTGACAGTGAAGTCGTAGCAGGCTGCATAGAACAGCCCGATATGTCCTTCTGGTTCACTGCTGACGGTCTCCAATCAGGAATAACGGAACCACGTTCCTCTTTTGTGCCCGGTCTTATCCTTGTGATAGTGTCGTTGCAAAAGGAAGGAAGCATATCAGCACCCCTTCCTCGGCTTCATAAGACTAAGCGCGCTTATCTGCTGGCGCTTCAGACCTAAAGCCTTCAGATCGGATGGCCAGAGCTTGACAGAGCCGCTTGAGTTCGGAAGTGAGTAAGACTGCGAGATGGATCCTGCACTCTCACTGTACGATGTAGCCGGAAGCTGGTTTCCCGGAGTGTTCAATTCACGGATAACCACATCACTAACTACGCCCTTCGCGATGTTGGCAAGGTCTGGATCATCAGCAACCATCTGATCGAAGTCTTTGCCGATGCCTCTGGCATAGGCTCTGATCTCGGAGCAGATAATCGGGATGAGATTTGCCGCCCTGGTCTGTTCTTCCAATGTCAGAGACCTCTTAAGGTCCTGAACGTCCTGAACTGTTGCGTAATCTGCCATGATTCTGCCCTCTTACTTCTTCGATTTTCTCGTTGTCTTTGCCGGCTTGATTTCCTCTTCTACGGCAGGAGCATCAACGACAGGCTCCTTTGCAGGAGCCTTGCCGCCGATTTTTTCCCAATTCTTGCCGCGTATCTCAGAGGGGACATCAATTATCTGTCCGGTCTTGATGTTGCGGAACTTCATGGATTAGCCCTCGATTCTTGCGAATGCCTTACCGTCGAGGATAGCCCAACCGATCCATGCCTCTGCACGGAGGTAAACCTGGTTGTAACCCTTGAGGTCGTGTCCTGTGTTGTCAGGATCACCATACTCGATAACCTCGAAGTTGATGGTGTCTGCGTAGCCCCACTTGAATGCGTTCTGGAAGTCGCCGATGTAGCCGTGCTCAGTAGCAACAACAGAAACTGTGCTGTTTACATCAACAGGAACGCCGTTGATAGAAGCGGGAGAAGCTCCCCAACCGAGCTCAGGATACTTCTGAGCGCCGTTGCCTGTCTCAACCTTTGCCATGAGAGCACCGAAGCCCTTACTCATAGCGAAGCCGTTGAAGTCATAGTCGCCGATAGCAGCGATAGCAGACTCTACGTTGCCGTCAACGTCAGTAGCATCGTATGTGATAGCTGTAACGTTTGTGTTGGTGTCGAGAGAGTTTGTACCGATCAGAGTTGTAGCAGCAGCGCCTGTCTTAGGGTTTGTGCCGTGCATAACCATAATGTCGAGACCGCGTGCGATCTTTCCAGCAAAGCCTTCCTTGAATGCGTTGATGTAGTCAAGCTGCTTCTCTTCGGAGCAACGAAGGAACTCATCTGATACTCTCTGACCATACTCGATCTTGAGAGGAACCATCTTGACTGTGTCGTTGGAACCGTCATGTGATGCCTTCTGGCCACCCTCTGCAACGAGGTTGACCTCACCAGACATTGTGAAAACCATAACGTCTGTGCCGCTGAATGCGATAGGTGTCTGTGCAGAGAGCTTAGCAATAGAAGACTTGCCCTTTGCGCCTACGAAAACGTCCCTTACGAGTTCATGGGGGAATGATGTTGATGTGAATGCCATAATCTTTTTCTCCTTATGTTTGTTTTATTCCATTAAGAACAGAACGGAGACTGGCAGTAGTTGAGTCCGCCTTGTTCCCACTGGGTTCTGTTGATTTTGTCGAGATAGGCTGACCGCTCCCGACGAGTTTCTTCAAGGATTCCGCGTCCTTACGGATAGACTCTTCGTCGTCTCCACTGATGCGCGATATCCAGTCGTAAGACAGTCCGACCTCATGTGCTATCCGGCTCTTTAACGAGGCCGTCTCGTATGACTTGTTCTTTGCTGTGAGGTCTGCGATCGTCTGTTCATCGCTCTCATGAGCTTTCTTGTATTCATCAAAGGCCTTGTTAGCGTCGTCTATAGCCTGCTGGTGAGCTTCTGGTGATACCCACCCTTCAAACTTCTTCTGCGTGGACTCACGCTCGCGCTTCAGGCGCTCCTTGATGATGTTGTCGAGCTCTTCCTGCGTTTCGATAGGCTTGAAGCCTTCTCCTGTTTCTGACATAACTGTCTCCTTTCCCGATTTTCCGTTCGGTAAACGTAAATTTAATAACTGACGCGCTGTTTTTTCGCCTCTTTGGCGTTTGCACAGGCGTAAGTTGCTAATACCAAAGACTCCATCAGAGCGACCTCGATGTCGTCGTCCAGAGTCTTGTATCCGTATCCGCCACCCGAGCCGATGGCTCTGTGCTGACAGTTCGTTACGCTCTGCCTCATAGCGGGCTGACCGTTGTGGCATATCAGCTTGTTTTTGATAGCGGTTTCGAAGTCTGAAGATGACTGAACCACTTCCTTCACAGTTGCTGCAGTGATCTTGAGCTTTTGCTCTTTACATTCCCTCTTGAATGTTTCGAGCCCGGAAGCACCGTCAACCAAGATCGACTGAACCTTGCACTTGATCAGGAAGTTGATTATCCAGCTGTTACCTTCGCGCTGGTCTCGGCAACCGATACCTTCAACGAATATCCGGTCATCGTCGGTCTTGGCCGCGATGGACAAGCAGACATTCTGTCCGTCCCTTCCGAACTTAACGCCTGCACAGAGTGGGCGTTTGAATTTCGGCAAGGTCTCCACCTTCAGCTCGTCCCAGTCGGGAGCGCTGATGGCTGACTGTTGGTTGTATCGGATCCAAAGCCCGAGGCGCTGGATATTGAAGTCGAGATCATCGCCGTTAATCTCGTCCTGGACTATCCTCTCGGTGAGGATTGTTCCCAGGGACGGGCTCGTCTGATACCACGCTTCCTTATCCTTGACATCTGTCTTGTGGTCAACGGACCACTCTGCCCACCCTGCATTGATCGTCTCACCCTGGAGCGTCTTGTCACGGAAGTCGCGGAAGACGTCTCCTGTGGAGACTGCCGTGGGTGGTGTGCCACACATTATCGTCTGTGGGTTCTTCGAGCTTGAGACGACGTAATTGAGTGCCGTCTGTTGTGCCTTCGTGTACTCCTGCGCCTCGTCGATGATAAGCAGGTCATAACCGGAACCAAGAGCCCCCGAGCTCGTCCTTGTACGGAAGTCGATGAATCCACCCGTCTCCGGGAACTCGATCTTCTCTCGGCCGTAGCCTTTGTATGTCCTGATCGTTACGCCGATGGTTTCAAGTCTTGCCTTGAGTCTTTCCCACGCGATGTGTGCTGTGTCGGTAAGATGAGCCGTGTGTAAAATATGCTCGCCGTTAAAAAGACCCCAGATCTCACGCTGAGTAAGGATCTCCGTCTTGCCGTTTCGTCTTGGCACGGAATATCCGAACTTGGTGTGGACCCAGAGTCCTTCATCGTTGACCGCCATGATGTCATTGAGCATC